TTAGTACCAGAACCATCATCTGTTCCTGTTTGAACAAAAATACCTTCTCTGTTTACATTATTACCATCATTAGTAAATCGTGCTATAAAGTTCGCTTCATCAGCGGACACATGTAAATTGGCATCGGGAGATGTATTTTTGATGCCCAGTCTGCCTGAAGCATCAACCCGCATCCGTTCCGTACCAGCCGCAGAAAAACCAAGAGTGTTTGCCGCAGGCACAAACAAACCGTTAGCACCAAGTGAACCTGATGTGACAGCATATGCAGGTGCAGATGCACTACCGCCAGACGCGGTAACGGTTGCACCAGTAATAGTTGCGCCTGTAGAGGTGGTGGCTATTTTTGCACTGTTGTTATGATACATAATAACTGCACCATCAGTAACAGCCGTTATCATAAACTCATTGTCAGCCGCATTTTTTAACTGAAAGTCAGTAGCTAACACTTTTAGGTCATTAGTACCTTGGTCAGAAATATAGCTGTTAGAACCATCGTGATAAATCTGCAAATCAGACCCAGCACCAAAAGTCAGCTTGTCGTTGTCTGCAAGGTTTACAACACCAGTGCCATCAGGCTCCAATGTGATGTTGTTGTTACTAGCAAGACTGCTGATTTTATTTGTCTTTACTTCACTCATGCTAGGTCTCCATCTGCTATTACTGACACAAAATCAACATCGTGCGCTGAAGCACCTTGAGCAAAAGTAGCACTTCCTGCCGCTTGACCATATATTGTGTAGTCATAAAAAGCGGCTGAATCTGTGCCTATGCCCACAGAACAATGTTCATTTGCAGAAGAAAAGGCGTTAGTAAGATTGTATGTCGTTCTACCAGTAGATGTGTCCACTAAACTAGAAATATTGAACGAGGACAATGGTGTAGTATTGTTCGCTTGATTAACCGTAAATCTAGCTTTTGAAGCTGTTTGCTTAGTCAGTGTAACCGCACCGCCGCCTGTCGATTGAATGGTATCTGCTTTTAATGTACTCATAGCGTCACCAATGTCCCACCGCTTTCAACGGTTAATGTAACACCACTAGCCACAGTAAACGGACCAGTTACATTGGCGTTTTCTGTAGCAAGGATGGTTGTATTTGCTGTAAGGGTTTGTGCGTTGGTACGGAACAGACCACCTGCCTTAAAGTTGCCTTTGTTTTCAGCGGCTGGTGTAACAGTGCCTATCTGCGGTGCATTGTAATTAACAAAGATATTACCCGTGCCAGAGGAAGGGGCGGCAGTAAATGTTAGTGTAGTGCCATCCGGTATTGTGTACGCCGCGCTGTCCTGAATAACACCATCTACAGAAACCAAAACATCCTGCACGGATGAAACGGTTGTGTTTAGTGTAAATGTTGTATCGCTACCGTCACCGTTGAACCTCTGAACTGCCGGGACGGATTGAAAGTTAGCGGGGACTTTCTCACCAAGATACGGCATTAGGTTATCTCCATCACTGATAAGGCTACGTCAACAGCACCTGTAGCTGAAACTTTAATTTCATCGGTTGTTTCAAGCACTACCTTGTTACCTGCAAGCATTTCCAATGAAGAAGCCGCTGGAATAGGCGCGTTAGTCACAAGTTCGACGGGTTGGTTGGCTTCGTTGTTTGCCCCTGATCGATTATTTGTGTCCGTGTTTAATGTTACAGTTGATGTAATCTGACTCGTGGTTGTGTTACCCAAGATCAAACCAAGTACAACCGTCGTGGTGCTACCTGCGGCAGTGTAAATAACATCTAGAGATGTTACATTCGCCTTTGTAATCACCTTGAAAGTGTTAGCCATTCTTCTTCTCCTTTAGCCCAAGGCTATCGCTAAAGCTGTCGCCTCGTTAGCCGCATCAGTAGCTGTTGTACCACCAATATCTGACAGCACTTCTGATGTGGATCTACTTTCTAGCCCACTTGATGTAAATCTTGCGTACTCATCGTCTGCAACCGATGCACTGTCTATCTTCACCGCGTTGGTGTTAGATATGCCAAATGTCAGTGATGCCTGACCACCAATATCTGACAACACCTCCGCCGCAGATCTGCCTTCTATGGCCGTGCCGTTTACACGTAAAAAGTCATCATCCGCCACACCAGATGTAAACTTAGGTACATTGGTGTTTGATATACCCGTGTCTAAAACAGCCGCAGTTCCTAAACCCAAACTTGTTCTAGCTGTTGCACCAGACTCCGCCACAAAGTTACTGCCATCACCAACTACAAAGTTACCGTCTGTGACAGCCAAACCCGCCACATCCTGTAGTTGTTGATCAAGTCTCGCATTAGCAACCGTACCAGAGGCTATGTTACTGGCGTTGAGTGCTGTCAACGCGCTACCGTTAGCGGCGACTAAGTTACCACTCGCATCAAGGAACGACATCTTTTCCGCAGGGAGTGTGCAGAAAATAGTCTTCGTTCCAGACCCCCAGTTAACAGCGTTATCGCTGTTGCTAGATTGCAGTATTGTGGTTCTCGCCAGCGTAGTTCCAGAAGCCGTGTATGTGCCAATACCAACCTCAAAGTTGGTGCCATCACTACATCCGTAATAGGTGGTGTTACTGTTACCCACGCTACCAAAAGACTCAAACCCAGTCATTGCCCCGGCTAATGTATATGTGCCAGTTCCTGTGGTTGTAGTCGTTTCTTTTACACGATCTCTAAGAACAAGTGCCATGTTACTTCAATTCTATGGTAAAGTTACCTGCATTAATACGGAAGATATCGCCTGTTGCGATTGTCTTGTTAGCATCCAAAGCACCTACAAACAGTATATTACCGCTTGAAGAGGCATCTGCTACGAAGGCGTGTGTGATCGTGTTGCTGGTTCCGCTAGACGCTGGAAACTCAATATTAGCTGAGTTAGAAGCTACCTGAGCATCCGTGCTAACGGCTGGAACTGTCCAAGCTGATGCGGCTACCTGTTGTCTGGCATAGTTTCCAAAGGTAGCCTCTGTCACACTGCCACCCTCTGCACTGCTGACAGCGGTGGCAAGGCCAACATAAATGTTGTCGCCGGGGCTAGCAAAGCTTTCCGTGTTATTTTTAAACAAGAACTGCAATATTTCGTGTTCGAGATAGGTGGTTGCTGCGTTTGATGTTGCCATAATTTACTCCTTATGTACGCTGCCTACGAGGCAGTCCCTGTCTATATGCATCGTCATTTTCCCTTGCTTCTGCAAGATCCTTTAGTCGATCAAAGCTTTCAGTATATCGACTTTGACACATGGCAATCATATCCTGTTCACCCTTCATGTAAATATATGCCTCTATTAAAGAGCCATAAAGAAGGGCATTAGGAGCGTTTTCACTGAGCCATGTATAACTTGATTCAGACCCCGCAGTTATGCTTGTTGGTCTATAAAAATAATGTAGCTCAACCGTATAATTTGAATTAGGGGTAGGGCCAACTATGAAATTGCCAGTAACATTCCCACTTGTGTCTGTTTTATCATCAAAGGTTGCATAGTATTTTGGAACGCCTGTTGATGTTCTGTTTGGATACGCCTCTCTTATGAAGTTTACGTCTTTCTCCAACAAAAATGCCTCAGATCCTGACGTAGTTATAAATAGAGAAAATGGTGCTAAAAAATCTGTTGGCATAGATATGTATTCATCACCAGACGAAAGGGATGATGTTGCGTTTTTTCTAAAATTATCTAAATCAACACTTTTTAGTATTCTCTCTTCTGCCAATCTAATAAAGACAGGCAGATTTGTTACGAAATTAGTCTCTGTATATTCCGTAAAATCTTGTATTGCTGTCTTTAGTTGTGCGTATGTGAATGACATTTGCTTCTCTTATGCTAATGGCGTAACAGGGCCAGCGCTTGCTAAAGAGCCGCCCCCACTCGTGTTGCCTGTAATTGCCGTATCACTAACAGTGAATGTGTAAGTATCCGAATCTACTTTTGTTATTGAGTAACCAGACGCGCTTTCAACTACAGACTTTGTTATACCATCAAAGTTGTCCACACCTCTAAATCTTACTGTATCAGAGTTGCTTCTTCCATGATTTATCTCTTTTACGGTTATTACGCTAGACCCCGATGAACCAGTTGTAAATGGGTCTCCGCCTAACAAAGAAATTGACTCAGGCTCCTGTCTGTCTGGCCTTGGGTTTAGAAGAGATTGTGGATCATCTATCCTAACCCTGCCAAGAAAATTTTGTGGCTGATCAGGATCGACCACATCATAACCTACACGAAAACCGTTTTTAACACCGTTTTCATACTCATCAACAAGTTGATCTAACCGATATCTAAACCCGGTTTTGTCACAAATGCCGAAAGCGTATTTTCCACTAGCATTAGCCATCTTTTGTACCCGCGTACAAATTATCAAAAATCTGTGTTGTATCTAAAGTATAGTCTAAATCTGATTTAGAGTAGTGTAAATACTGAGACGGCAGGAAGTCTGGTGGCCCTTCACCAGTTTCAAACCATGCTGGATGAGTTACCCTGACCCTATTATTTGGTAGAGCGACTATGTTTCCTGTCCATTTCCCAGCATCTAAAAGTTCTAATACATGACTTTGCTTATGCTGGGCTGGATCATCTGCTATCTCACTATCTGTGTAATCAACAGTAAAATAGTATTTTGCTGGGTAAAACTCTCCATCTACTTTTGCCATCCAAGGACATGGTGTGGCTCTGTCAAGAACATAGACCGCGTGAGTTCTAGCAGAACAATCCCATGGTTGAGCAGCGTGTACAGGCATTGGCTCGGGCCAATCCTCAAACAATGTATCGCCTGTTAGAGCGGTTATTGGCATTCTAGCCCACATAGCACCGCCATGAACATTTGGGCTATCATCATCATCAGCTTCGCATCCAGTAAATATAATTTGAAAGCTAAGACAACGGTTTGGAATTGTAGTCACCGCAATAGCCATGGCGTGAAGAAACTCACCATGATACTTATCATGATTGTGAGTATACTCACGCCTGACCCAACATTTAAAATGCGGAATATTGCTTTGTAAATATGGCATTATCCGGCTCTACCAAACCTTTTACCGCGTGTTGCTGCACCAGTTCCTCGCGCAACTCCACCCATAGCCATTCCTTTGGACTTCATTGCACCACCTTTTTTCATGCCCTTTTTCTTCATGGCTCCGCCACCAGCCATTTTACCGGGCTTATTCCCCTTTAATTTATTCAAAGTTCGCGCAAAGAAACCCGGCTTTGATTTGGGAGTAGCTATCTTTCTTTTGTTCTTTGGTGCAGCTTTCTTAGCCGCATCACGGCGAGCGCGGGCTTTTTCTAAAGCTGCTTTTGAACCATCTTTAGAAGCCTTTACGTCTGCTGCTTTTTTCTTGTTTGCTGTAGTAGGAGAACCGCCCATAGTTACTTGCGCCCGCATACCACTTGTGGCTGCTCTTTGTTTGCCACGATCTTTGTTTTTAACATTCATCATATTCATTTGGGTCTTTGACATGCCAGCATATGGGTTGCCAGACTTGCCGCCCTTTCCTGCTGCCGCACCCGGAATCTTGATAGATTGACCAACACGAATCATGTTAGCGTTCTTAATGCCGGGGTTTGCTGCAAGAAGCGACTTCAAGGTCATTCCTTTAGACTTAGCAATCTGAGACAGAGTATCACCAGACTTGACCTTTACAGATCCGCCCTTGGCATATCCCTTCTTCATCATGCCGCCTTTTTTCATACCCTTTTTCTTCATAGAGCCACCCATAGCGTAGCCCTTCTTCTTCATCATACCGCCGCCCTTCATCTTGCCTTTGCCATCCGCAGCAAAGAACGGGACTTTCTTACCATCCTTTTCGACCATCTTGAGCTTGCCGCCTGCGGCCATGCCCTTCTTTTTCATTGCACCGCCTTTGCGGTAACCTTTTTTCTTCATAGCCATTTTAGCCTCCTGCGTAGAATGTGTTGTATGGCACAAACTTTATAGATGATGAGTCTGTATCTTCGTTTGCTGCTAGCTCAAACTGAAACTCATACTCTTGTTTAAGCGGTGCCACACGGCCCGCCACTTCAGGCTTCTTCATCGCAATGTAGTAAGCCAATCCAGCCGCAAGACAAGGCACAAACCTTGGCGGCATATCTGCTGAAGTTCCGATACCAGAAGAAACTCCTGATATACCCTTCAACCTATAATAAAAAAGTGTGTATGTGCTAAGATCAGGAATAGGCCATAAAGTGGTTGTAACTGATGTTGCCTGCCTATCTATATAAATCTGTGTTGGTCTGCCCTGAGTGTTTTTAGAGCTTTGCTTTGCATAAGTTGAAACACTTATACGAGTTAAATTTGTATCTATCTGGCTTGTACCAGTACCTGTCCTGATCTGATGCTCTATCAGATCTATCGTATCAGTAGGCATTGTGTACGTTTCTGTGCCAGCCGTAAGGGCTTGCGTTCCAGACTCTATCGTCCACAGGTTCAAGCCTCTGTTTTGCCACTCTAACGTGAGCAAGTTTAGACTTCTTCTGGCTGTTTTAAGATCGTAACCAGTAGTCATTTGAAGGCCAGCCCTCTCAAAAGCCTCTTCAAATATTTCAGGAAGATCTGGCGTTACTACTGACATTACTTAACCTTTCTGTGTCCTCTGGTTTTTGCAGCGATTTTCTTGGGCTGCTTGGAAAACTGTTTACCGGACTTAGTAGCTTTCCTTTTGGCTCTTGTGGTTGCAGCATACTCTTTCGCCGATAGCGACTTAATAGCTGAAGACGGTAGATATCTTTCCCCGGTTGCTTTTGAACCCTGCGTGGACGGCTTACCACTTTTAGTTCTCCATTTTTGTTTTGTCCAAGACTTTAAACTTTTTTGAGATTTCTTTAGAGCCATTAATCAAGCGCTCCTTTTATGCTTTCCATAGTTTCCTTCAGAGACGCCCCCGATGGATTTGGGTTGTACTTACAAGCATACTGCCGTTGACAGCCAAGATAAAGCTCTGTTGTATGACTTTCCTGTGTATTGTTAGCGCCTTGATAAAAACACATTATCTGTGTGTTTGATAGCTTTTCCATAGCCGCTAGTCTGCATGTAGTCATCTTTGGATCAGACGCATATGCTTTAAACGCGACCAGCGCAATCAACCCAAACGCAACAACGCCCATAATTAGATAGAACAACATGCTTAGACCATCAAAAATCTCTTTGCGCTGCGCGGCTTTCTCTATAGCCGCTTGTTTGACGCGCTCTTTTTGTGCCTGTATGCGTCTGGCTCGCTCTTCAACTATAGACTTCCATGTGCCACTACCAAACCTAAGATCAACAAGCATAGATACTTCATATAGTTTTTCTTGCGCCAGCTTTGCGTCAATCATTTCTGAAGCTACAGAGCCAATGCCATCCATAGCACCGACACCAGATTTTTTGTTACGCTCTCTGTTTACTTGTGCCTGACCTTCAAACAGATTGTCGATATATCCAGCGATTTCACTAATGTCATTTGCAGTCCCAATAGCCGCTTTTATAGCGTCAGTAGCCCCTTTAACCAGAGCAATCCCAGCTAGTGCAGTAGAAATAGGTTCCATCAGTACACCTTTGTGTCTTTATCTACAGTAGCTGGCAGGCAGTATGCTGTTATTTGTGATCCTTGTTTATGCAATGTTTGTGCGTACCATGTACAATCATCTAAAGATTTAAAATACATATCGTTACTAACTAATTGCTTATCCTGTGATCCAATAAAAACAAACAGCAAAAACGCATGAATCATAATTCACCATCAGTCTTTATACCCACCACCAGCTTTTTTGTAAGCTGACGCCATCATTTGAGCTTTTCTCGCTGACCACTGGCCCGGAGCGCCGCCCTTCCCACCAGCTTTAATTCTATTGAATATTCTTTTTCTTAGGCCCGGCTTGGTGTAATTCCCAGCCTCGTTTACCTTAGATTTTGTTTTTCCGCCTTCTTTAAACTTTAAAGTCTGTAGTGTTTTTGCCTGCCCAGCATGTAGCTTCGATGCCTTCTTTAACCCTTTGACAACCTTATCTACTTTTTTCTTTTTAACAGCACCACCCTCTTCATATGACCGAAAGTGACTAAACGAACCCGGTATTGTAGGTGTTTTTACAGCAGGAGGCGGTGAATACTTATTTTTTGTACCTTTTGGAGACCTAACTTTATTTTTTTTTGATGCCATTAAGTTTTTAGCGGCTCTCATTACGATCTCCTGTTTTGTTTCCTAGCTGAGCTTGTTCTTTTAAATGATCTGTTCTTTGATGCTGGAACGGCTTTTAAGTTTGATTTCCTGTTATCCTTTGGATTTCCGTTCTTATGAGCAACATCTTTCCCGTCACCCCTTTTTACCTTGCCAGCCGCAATCATTCTATTTCTTGCGGTGTTCCTAGAAGCTCTACGCTTCTTCTGCGCTACAGTGGACTGATAATTGCTATACTCAGACCTGTAATTTCTTTTACCTTTGGTTGGCACGGGTTTTACCTTTTGAAGCTATACCGTCAATAGATCGTGTGCGCTTTGATTTAATTATCTTACCACCGCCAGACATTTTATCTGCGCCGGGCATCATGTTCGCCTGCATACCAGTCATCATATTGGCCTTTTCAGCCTCTTTAGCCTTTAGAGCATCTCTCTTTTTGCGCTTTTCCTTCTGCTCCCTTGCCGCAAGGCCTGACAAACCTACGGCTGGGCCTAAAGCACTAAGTGCATCTGATACTGGACCCCTACCTTTAGCGACGCTGTAGACTGGTGAAAATGATTCTAAGAAACCACCAACATTTTTCTTTTTCATTTTATTCCCCTTTAACTGTTGTTGCATGGAAGCTCGCGATATTGTCATCGTAATTCCTTCCTGTGAACTCTTCCCACATTGGCTTTAACATACTGTGAAGCTCATCAATCTTCTGACTATTGTCATCGATCTTCAATGACATGACAGCAACGCTCTTATCTACACCTATTAAAGTAGAAGATATCCACGTCACCCCTGTGGCGCATATACCCACAAATGATACAAACAGGGTTCCAGCTATAAATTTAGAACTCAACATTTCCATCTCTTTCTAGCCTGCCTTAGCCTGCTATTAGGGTTTTTTGCTGCCTTAGAGAACTTTTTCATTTGCCCAGCAGAACGAGCGCAGAAAGATTTCCTGCGCCCCGCTGCTTTACTTCCGGGCTTTACCTTGCCTGTTACCGCTGTTTTTAGTTTGCTGCCGGGGTTTTTACGCCTATAGGAAGCAACACCAGCTTTAGTCATGCCAGCACCAGACTTAGTGGGACGAAAGTTCTTTTTGTTTCTGGGGGGCATCTTAGACTTACGCTCTGCCATAACAACCCCTATGAGAGAAACACCGTCACACTAGAACAAGCCGTCAGATCTAAATACACATCTGTATTGAACAGTATTCCGTTATCAGGAATATTCACAGAAAATGTACTTCCAGTGCCAAAAGCAAGATCAAGCATAGTTGTGCCACCAGAACCGCCATCTTTTAAGACGATTTGTGGGCTTCCTGATCCTGCTGTTACCACTTGGATCTGACGCACCCTAGCGCGACCATTAAAAACAGTCGCATCTGCCGTTTTTGTTACCGCGAATACATCAGAACTTGACATTATAGCCCCCTACTAGCTTGCTACATCGTAACCAGTAATTTCAATCATGAAACGACCAGCAGTGTATGCGGCGTCACCTGTGCCTTGGCTAACAAGATAAAGGAACTGATCAGCAACTATATCTCCGCCAGCAGTAAGTGTTCCTGCCGCTTGCGTTCCACCATTGATGATTGACGTTTCTGTTAAATCACCAATAGCGGTGTCATTAACGCCTGTGCCTTCAGTAGCAGAAAACAGATCGATGTCTGCACTTCCCCCAGCAGGGGCTTCTACACACTGCATGGTTACACCAAACACTACGCCTTGGTTGGCGGTTTTGACTTGAGCGATGTAAGCAACACCAGACCCGTCTTTACCAATGATATCACCAGCAGTGCCACCATCTTTGAGGCCTGTAAGATCAATCATAATAGTTGTTTTTACAATGTTAACATTTGTTGAGGTGTCGCTCTTTAAGCGGTTTACCTGAGTAATATAAACGGCAGCAGTACCTTCGATGCCAGCACCGCCAGCAGCTTCAGTAGCCATTTTACTACCACTTGTTATAGATATAACACCTGTAGTGGCATTCTTAGATATTGTTTGAAAACCGTTTTCTGATCGGACGGGACCGTTGAATGTTGTATTAGCCATTTTGTACTCCTGTCGTGGCTGGTGTCAGCTTTCGCTGTCAGGGACTTATATAGTATACACAAAAAAGGGCGATATGAAACCGCCCTTTTGTAAAATTTGTATTATAGTACAATTAGCCCCCTGCGGAGCCGAACATACCAAGTGGATCGGAAACACCGAAGCTATAACGCTCACGGGCTTTATACCGAACATTACCAGTGTCAAAGTCACCATCCATTGATGTAGCCATTGGTGTTCTTACAAAGTGCTTCATTCCGTTAGGAACATCAGTAGTAAGGAAGAACGCATCAGCATCTGTCAGATAGTGATTAACACGGTAGCCTTCAGGTATAGAACCATTAGAGCGGATAGCATTCAGATCATTATCGGCTGTGCCGACACGCAGATCTGTTTCAAGCAAACGAGTTGCAACAAACATCAATGCAGGTGGAACGATCAGCTTACGAGGACGTGCTGCAATTAAAAGACCACGCTCGTCAACGTACGCGGCGATCTTAATTACTGCATCCTCAAGAGATGTTTCGTTCAAGTCTACATCTGTTGTTGGACGGTTTGCATTGTTTCCACCAGCTACAGTCGGGTGTGCCGTGCTAAACAAAGTGACACCATCTCCAGAATTGAAGGTGGTAAAACCAGTGTTTAACAAGGAAGCAGCCTTGACTTGCTTAGTGTACGCCATCGCCCTAGCAAGGGCTTTGGTGTAACGAGCCGAAAGAGCATCGTACAAATTGTCTTCCATAGCTTCCTCTGTAACAGAGAAACCCATGGCAACCGTTTCGTGGTTGTAGCGAGCAGTGTACGACTCTTGCGCTGAGTCGAAGCTGATAGCAGAACCTTCAGGTTTAACTGGCGCAGCGCCAAAACCTGACAATTTCACTTCTTCTTCAAAACTACGCTCTGAGTTTTCTGTTTCATAAATCTCAGAATGCTCGTTTTCGTACTTTTCGTACTCCAGACCGTACAGTGCGTTAAGGCCGGGGAGTAGCTCCTTCAGGAGTTGTGCGCGTGTAATAGCCATTTTCTACTCCTTACGCTGAGCCAGTTGTTGATGAATGCTGATGGTAATTAAACTTACATACCAGAAGCGGGAAAGACGTTCCCTTCTCATCGCCCTGATCACCGCCAAGATAATCAATAACCCGAATTGGGTTTTGAGCATCTGTGCTTAGTTCAGAGATGTCCAAAGCCACTCGACTAATTTTTAGCGAGGTATTTGGAGCAGTTTGTACGAGAAGAGTGTTCTTGCCATAAATATCACCTGTATTTGTCGGCGCACCATCAGCTTGGATGGTGAACAGAACATTAGGATCATCTACAACAAACGCCATAATATCAGAAGCTGCTGTGCTTGCTGGATATAGTTGACTAAACGTCTTTTGATTAGTGTTCGGATCTGTGTACGAACACCCAAGGAAAACACCAACGATGTCGATTGCTGTCGAATCATCGCCAGTTGCGGACTGCTTTTCGATTGTAGTTGCGGTTCCACCGTCAACTAGCTGTACGATATCTCCTGTTGCAATCGCAGTACCATATCCTGAAGCGATAGGATACTGACGGAAAGCCTCAAGAGAACCGCTATCTAAGCGACCAATCGGGCGCAGACCGAAGGGAGCGGCTGCTGAAGACATATTTCTCTCCTTCTATCAAGCCATTTTTAACAATGGTAAGCGCCCCATGAGGGTTACTTACCAAACGAAGTTTTTGATGTGCGCTCTGGGTTCAGAACGGGCATTCTTGGGTCAGATTGACGAAGATAACTGTTATCAACAGCATCTATTTGAGATTTATTCATCTCTTCGTGAGCGTCTTCTCTTGACTTAACGTATTCTGTGGAGTTTTCGCAAAGTAGCAATCCTCCAACCTCAACATTACCTTCAAACCTAGAATCGTGGTCAGGTATTATCTGTAAATCAGGATGATCTTCTGCCTTAACTGGTGTCCACCCATTACGAAACTTGCCAGAAACATTCTTGTTATCTGTCTCACCCATGATTGATGTGCGAACCCAACGGTATTCAACACCGTCTTTTGGTTCGGGGTCAGGAAGAGTAGTAGGCCTCTGCCAGCTTCTTTTGCGCTCGTTTTTGTCTCTTGACTCGTTAGAGCGAGGTGTACGATCAGACATTATATGCCTCCTTCAACAGTTGCGCCGCGTATTGTTCAGGTGTTAGACCAAGTCTCTTGGCGATTGAAACTTGGCTTGAGGTTAACTGCACTCTGCGCGGTTTTTTTGCACTCCTATTAGCGGGGGCAACCACGTTACCAGTTTGACGGGGTTGTGCTTCCTCAACTTCTTCCCCTTCAAACTTGTCTGGAAATCTCTTTCTCATAGCCCTATCAATGGACTCGTAATACTCTTCTACCCTAGTTGGGTTCTTGGGATCAATACCCGCTTTTTCTAATTTTGCATGAACGCCGAATGCAAATCCAGTCATTTCATCATCTGATCCAAACCACTCGTTGCTGTCAGCCCACTGTTTTGTTCTGGCATCAATCTCAACTTTCCCCTGTTCTTGGGCCTGTTGAGGCCGTTGAACTGGAGGCTCGATTTCTTGCTCAGAGCGTTTTTTAGGCGTGTAAGAATCTACTCGTATTCTTTCAGTCTCTAGCTTAGTAAGCTTTGACTGTGCGTCAACAATCTTATCTGGGTCACCAGTTTCAAATGCCTCTTTATATTCACGCTTTGCACCATCTAACTGCGCCTCAATACGACCTTGCGCTTGTTTAACGAGAGTGTTTTCACCGTCATCAACAAGTTTCTTGAGGTTTTTGTTTTCTTCTTGAATGCGTTGAGCATATTTTATGGCCTCTTCGGTTTGACGAGCGGCCTCTTCTTTTGCTCTACGCTCCTCATGATACTCGTATTTTAATTGTTTGATACGTTTTTGAACGCCTTCACCGTATCCAGATACTTCGTCATCTTGTTCTTCTGTATCTTTTTTATCTGCGCGAACAGGTCTATTCCTGTCTTCTTCAGGAGTATCATCAACAATATCAACTTGAAAATCTGCATCGTCTGTAACTTCGATCTCAGTCATTGCTTCTTGTTCGATTTCCTGCTTCTCAGCGGTGTTCGTACTCATGCTCTTGAATATCCTCTTGGGTCATCGACTACTGCCTCAACAGTGTCATCATTGATCAAACGAAACTCTTGCTTATCAATCTTAAACCGTGTGCCGGAATAAGATCTGAATATAACAAAATCACCCTCTTCGCAGTATGCGCCGTTAGGGAACTTGTCTTTATCCCCATACGCATCAGGCCCAGATTTGACTACAAAGCCAATAACTGAAGCTGTTTGCTCTGCTGATTTAAGGGAGTCGGGCATGTAAACGCCACTATCCGTTTTCTCTTTTACCTCTAAAGGCTTTATCAAGAGTTTGTAGCCAGATGGCTGTGGTATTCTTAATTCTACTTCTTCTTTAATTTCTTTTGTTGCTGAATACATCTACTTTCCTTGCAGTGATTTAGGTTCACAGTACCTTGCGGGGTTAACCGGATTACTCAGATTGCATTAATTGTTGTAAATCTAATACATCTCTCTCTATTAATGCAAGTGCTTCTACTTTTCCAACTAAACGTATATAATCTTCGTACTTTTCGCAACCACCACTTGCCATGTGATCTGCGACACCATTCATATACTCTCTAATTTTAGATCTTATAGCTTCCAACTCATTCATTGTCTCCAACTATCTCCCTTGCTATTTCACGTCCTAATTCAATACCTTCACGCATATCTTCCCTGCGCTGGCTGTCTGCATCTTCTGCTATTTTCACACCAAGCCTAACTCCTTCTCGCTTCTCCTCTGACTCAATACGATCTTTCTGCACGTCAATATTTGCTGCTTTTGCCTGTGCATCTGCCTGTAACTTGGCAACATCAAGCTGTTTTTTATGCTCAAACTCGGCTTCTTTCAAAGCCATGTCACGCTGTTGTATCTGTGTAAGAGGATCTTGCTGCTGCTTCATTGCCTCTTGTTGAGCAACTTCTGCCTGATCTTTTCTTAGTAGCTTACCTGCCGCTTCTGCCGCAAGACGAGATAGCTCTATCTCGACATCTTCTGGAAGAGGCTTGTCTTCATCTGGCAGACCAACGCCCAGATTCTTTTCAATTTCTTTACGATACTGGAAAGCCACATGCTCTGTAACATGAGCAGAAATTGCTGCTTGTATGGCTCCAGCAAATGGACTCTGTCCAACAATCTCTTGTAGCTTTGGATCTTGTGCCGCAGCCAAGTGAACTTGTATGTGGGCTTCGTGATCCTGATACTTGAACGCTTTAACAGGCTCTTGCTTGAGCATAGCCATGTTTTCAGTAACCGGATCACTCGGCTTGATATCATCTGGAAGTTTAATAATTTCATCCGCATCCTGAATCCCCAAAACCTCGAGCATCTGTCTATGCAACTTGCCCATGTCATACAAATTTGGTGCCTGTTGCGCTAACTGCAAAGCTGCTTGATATTGAACTACTCTTTGAGCCATGGTAGCAGCATTTGGATCTGATACCGGAATAACATCAACTCTAGCATCAAAATCTTTTTTGCGGTTGAAATCTCCATCCATCTCATAGGCATACTCTTCTGGCATGTAATCTTTGATCACGTTAGACAGAAGGCCTAGCTCTCTTTTGAGGGCCGCATGTAGCCTCGCCTGAACACCAGACATAACCTTCATGCTTCGCTCCATGAGAGCGAGAGTAGTTCCTACTGGGGCTTGTGGGTTGAGGTTTCCAACTTGTACATCCGCAACGGAGCCAATCCTTCGCCCCTCTTCAACGATGTTTCCAAGCAACTGATACAATACTGAGGACGGCTCTTTGTAAGGAAGGAATGCAATAGAATCCCTAATTGCACCACCCGGCACGTCCACATCCCTGAACTCACCCGGCATGAGAGGCGAATCATCACCTTTAATACGAAGACCCCTAGCTTTGAGGCCAGCAGGCAAGTTAGATAACGTACCCGCATCAATAAGTTGACGCAGTATTGATGTGGCGCTTTTAGCAAGACCACCGATAAGATGGATAAGACCCGTTCCATAAAAACCAAGCCCCGGTAAATAACGGTAATGTACAAAGTGCTGTCTTTTACGCTTTTTGGGATCATCCTCATACCAGTTTCTCCTGATGGAAAGAACAGTCAAAGAAGACTTATCTATCGTTACAACGTAAGGCCTTGCTATCCCATCCTCATCTTCAAATGGTTCTGGCATGTTAAGATCTGCATGTATTTCCAGTATTGTATGGCGATCATCGTCTTCGATGACGGCAGTCTCTCCCTCTATCTCATCGTACTTTTCTTGAATATCTGAGTAATCTGGAGACGGATCAGGAAGTTCTACATCACGATAAAAGCCTTTTACCTGTAACTCATAAACTTCGTTTGAGTATTTTTTCATGACATGCGTATACCTTGCCGCTGTCATTAGATCTGATGCGCCATAAGATACAACAAAATCTTCTGCTGGAACGAACATTGCACAAGGTCGCTCCATGATCGGATCATAGTAAACTTTTTTAAATGATGATCCTGCAAGTGGGAGGCGGAATAACATCTGCTCTGTTTCATCACGATACTCTGTCATCTCCTCTGTCAGAAGATAATTCATCTCGCTCTCTATACGTTGTGCCTGCTCTTGCTTTTCAAGATCTTTTTTGCCTACGATCTTGGTTCTAACAGGGCCAGATGCCGGAAATAGCTCACCCATTGCTTGGGCTTGGAATCTTACTACAGCTTCTGTTAACACTGGATGAAACACTCCAGCAGCACCCTGCCATGGCTGGGTTCTCTCTTCGATCTTCATGCCAAGTAGATCAAGGCCTCTGATATAGCTTCTTGACCAATCTTTGCGAGACTGTTTGTCTGACTCAAAATCATCAACAAGCTCTGATGCCAGTGCATCCATCTCAGAATCTTCCATGAAGTCTGCAAGGTTAGCATCGTGATCTGGACCTAAGATCTCTTCTACTGCTTCTCCAGAAAAATCTATAATTACGGATTCATCATCACTGGTGATGCCTACAGCATCAGGGTTTACTACTTCTATTTCAACAGACTCTGCATCCGCTACATCTAGATCAGATGGAATCATTGGTTTCTCGACAGCCATTTTTTACCCCCTAATAATATTGAACAGGCCTTTTATAGACAGGCTCATCATCCCAATCATCCATTGCACTTCTGATCCAGCCACCTTGGCGAAACCTTAGAAGTGCCTGCGTTGTGGAGTCAACTAAATCATCGTTATCACCCGCTGGGAAAGCAGCGCACTCTTCGACAACTTCTTCTGCCCATCTTGTGGCAGGACACCATATAACGCCAGATGCAAACAAATCACTCACCGCATTAACACGAGCTATCTTATCCTGACCGCGTGACGGTGTAAACTCTGTCACTGGAATACCCATAGCTCTTAACTCAAAGATGAGAGGAGATCCAGCAGCTTTTGCCTCAACGATCATTTGATCAGGCTCAAATTCCCAGTATTTTTCGTATGCTGCCCTTTTAAGATCGGGAAACTCCAGCTTTTCTTTGAAAGCATCAAGTAGTATCAGATTAGGGACAGATTCTCCATTATCATTAGGATGTTGGAATATGCCCCATGTTGTACAGGCTGAGTAATCCGCTCTCTGGGTTTTGAGAAACGCCGTGTCCCAGCTTTGAATTATAGCATCACAAGCAGGGGGTGAGTCACTTTCCCATTCCTGCCACCACTCACGTTTAATCAGAGCGCCTTCTTCTGAAGTCGGGTCTTGTTGATACTGCGCTGACCATTTGGATACAGGAAGTTCTGCTTTCAGGGAGTCAAGCTGTTCTATAGGCCAGAACTCAGGCCATAGTGGGCTTCCTGAAGGCATAATCGCTGGAAGCTCTATCACCTCCCACTCATCTGCACCTTCGCGCTGAATTGATGATTTAACGATCTGCCCTGTTAGATCTCTTGTACTCCATCTTGTCATTACGACAATAATGGCTCCCCCCGGCTGTAAACGCTGCCTTGGTCCTGATGTATACCACTCGTAAACCTTGTCATATACCTCTGGATTGTACGCACCTACGGCTGCATCCTGCTCTGAATGAGGATCATCGATGATTAGAACGTCAGCACCTTTACCAGTTACCGCTCCTCCAACACCAATAGCGAAGTAATCACCTTTTTTGTTGGTATTCCAGCGTCCAGCGGCCTTTGAGTCAGTAGAAAGTTCTATTCCGGGAAATATTTCTTGAAAATCTTCCTGATTGATCAGGTTTCTGACCTTTCTTCCGAACCCAACAGCCAATTCTGCCGTGTGGGCGGTTTGAATAACTTTCTTTTCGGGATATTTGCCCAGATACCATGCAGGAAACAGGTATGATGCGAACTCTGACTTGGTGTGCCGTGGTGGCATGTTGATGATTAGGCGTTTTAGCTCACCTTTAGCGACCCTCTCAAATGATTCGGCCATAACCTCATGATGCTTTCCACCAATGAACGCAGGCCACATACGTTTTACGAAAGTTAGGAACTCCGTCCTAGAACTTTCCTTGCTCTTGACCTCTTCAAGTTCACCCAGAAGATCAAGTATCTCCTGTTTTTGTGCAGGGGGTATGTTTTTCAACTTACCCTTTATGGCTGAGAGTTCTTTCATGCCTTACTTAGTTACCTCTTGTTGACGATAGGGAGGGCAACGGAGAAGCAAACCCTCCCTACCGGGGGCGCAGGGAGAACTTAACGCCCCAATCCAATCCTATAGTACATAGTGTACTATAAATATTATTATATATATATATATACTACTATGTACTATATAGTACATGTGTACTAGGGGGTACTTATCGTGGCAAATGACCGTATCAAGGTTCAAAAGCAACAGCAATCAACCACTGCTAGACGCAGAACCGTAGAACAATCCGAAGCAAGCAAAGAAGAACTTAAAAAACGCGCTGTGGCACTCTACGAGGAACTTTGTAGAGAAGATCCCCTTATCCTTACCCCTGATCACTTCAATAACAAGGCACAGAAGCTCACTGAGTAGCCTTTGAGAGTTTAGTAGTACCCCAGTGGGGGTAGGAATCCTAGACCCC